ATGAAAAAATTTGGATGTAAAAAAGTTCCTTTCATTACCACCCAGTTAACAAATACATGGGATAGAAGCACAGAATCATGGTTCGTAAAAGATAAGGAATTCCATTTTATTTATGCAAATACAGCTTCTATTAAAGCCAATAAGTTACCTAAAAACTTTAATATTATTGGATATACTGATAAAGAATTACCTACACCATTCAATCATTTTGCTGACCTTTTTGAAGAACATGACCGCAAGGTCTTAGAATGTATGCAACGAATATCATCTATAGGCACTTACCCTCAAGGCAATGGTCAACAGCCTAAATCCTATTTTTGTAATAAATATCCATTAATGGATGAAAATAATCAATGTATTGGCATCATTTCTCACGCCAAAGAAATAGATCATTTCGCAGTATCTCATTACATAATGAATAATACATCTATATCCATTAGATTTAGACCACCTAACAATATATTAACGCAGAAAGAATGGATAATAATATTTTTATTCTGTCGCGGCATCAGCAATAAATGTATTGCTGATGAAATGAGAATCTCATGCCATACCGTGGAAAAATATTTTGAAAGTATCTATGATAAACTATCAATCGGATCATCAATTGAATTAAGATTATTTTGCAAAGAAAATGGCTATGATATATATATTCCATCAAGATATTTTCAACCTACAAGTCACTTTTTATTATAAACAATCGATTTTATCATTATGTATTTTTTTCTCTGCTTTATTTAATTAATCTAATTAGCTAAGGAGATGAATGTAAATTTTCTAAAATAATTTCACATCAACAAATATCATTCATAATGTATAAACCATCGTGTTTTACTAAGCGTATATTAGATTCATCGTAATAGTTAACATTTAAATATCCAAATGTATATTTTTTCGCAGATTTTAGTATCAAACTCCCTGTGATAAACAAGCTATTATAATTAGCACTTTAACATCAGTTACCATTATTCATAACGAGTTGTAGTAATACAGGGCTACATAGCCCTGATTACATTATTTATTATTCTTTTTCAGATAGTTGCACGCGAACATTGATTACTCTTCCGTCTGGAATATCGCATGGGTCACCATCATTGTAATAAACTGCTTCCCCTATTGCCGTTACGCTTTTGACACGCTTATTTTGAGCAAATTTCGGAGCCTCTGCATTTTGACGATGGTAACATTCAATTGTTATATCACCGCTGGATGTGTTCACCGATTCATAAACCCAAATAAGATTTAACCCGTTGCTGTCTGCCGGAACGATAGTACCTCGGCGAATTCCCCACGCACCATCTTTAGCAAAACCATTGCAGCCACTGATACGATATTTTCCTGTATCTACGCGTTTAACAGTAACACCTTCAGCTTCGCTAGTTAGCTCATAAGTTCCGTCTGGATGAATATCTACAACCGGGCTGGATACTCTAAGATTACCATTAGCATCAGGACGCGCATTTTTATCTGTCCAAAGTCGGCTAACTTTTGTATCTCCACCCCCATCATTTCCGTGGATAAAGCTGATACCCGCATTGTCATAATGTGCGATAAATCCAGCCCATATATCATGCATTCTTGTTACATAGCCGCCTGACCATGGATATCCAATACCACCATGATTTTCACTAAATCTGAATGCATGACCGCCCTGCGGCAATAATCTTATCCAGGCGGTAAAATCACTTATATTTGCTTGAGTAACATACTTTGCCTGGATAAATTCAGATCCTTCGGATTTTGCATATACACCAATATCCGCCGCAGTCGGTTTATTTTTTGTTGTATAAATATCAACCCACCCCTCCTCAAAGCCATAACCATCACGGGCTGAACGATAAGCAATCCCTCTATTTTTGTACTGCACTTTCAGCTGAAAAGCTGGGCAGCTTCCAACGCCATTATTGAAATGAGCAACATGTGCAGAATCTACCCCAGGGTTCAACAAATCATATAACCCTGTATCTGCGTTCCAAGGGACTTGATTATCAACAGAATATTTTCCTGTCAATCCGAGCCTAAATGCTCTTATATCCCCGGCATTCAGAACGACATCTCCGTTCAACAACTTCCCATTAATTTTCCTGCTGTTCGGCACTGCATCTTTAGCCAAATTGACTGTTTCTGACAAACCGAGATTTTTCACAAACGCATTTTTATCAGCAATATCTGCACCATTTTGGTTTTTTGCTAATCTATTATTAGCATTATTATTGATATCAGAAACAAGTTTCTGAGTTGCTGCAAGTGAATAACTATCGCCTGTTTTATCTGTGAGTTGAACTATTCCTTTTTGGGTTAATGAGGCATTTGGAACTGTTGTTATGATTTTTTGTTCTAAAGCTCGGTTTAATTGTGTGATGAGCTTGGCTACGTCCCCATCATCCAGAACATCATCGCCACACTGGGTAGCAATAAAATTAGCCAGTACAGATGATATCGTTGACGACTGACGTAACACCTTATTGAGCAAATGAGTGGTAATATTTTCTGGTGGAAAACCCGTTTTTAAAAACGGGCTTTCTTCATATCTTTCTTGACTCACTACATTAGCATTATTACTCATAGAAAAAGCTTTAAAATCATTCTTGAGACTCATATACTTTCCTCAAATTAAATAATACTATTTTATAATCAATATATTGAATTATTGTAAAAATAATCCCCCGAAACTTACGTCAATCACAGTCTAGCCCTAGGCAATAATAATGAAATACTCTTATGACTTAGAAGAGTAACTATTTTTATATAATCAGCACAAATAAATAACCTAACAATTTATTATTCAACTACCAACGCACTTCCGATGTAGGTAAAAAGGTAATTGATTTCACACGCTCCAACAAATCGTAATCAAACTTCATGCTAACTGGAATACGAAAACCCAATAGTGTATATAGCTCAGTCCAACCAATATCTCTTTTTAGTCTTTTCCTTGGTGGAAGAAACTTTTCTGGTTTGCCAAATTGCTCATGAACTCATTGCCGGAACATCAATGGAATTAATGGTGAAGGCAATTCATTAGGAAACTTATATAAAGATTTCTTCTCATCGAGCAGGATCAGTATAATTTCTTTCAAACGCTTTTCTTCCCTATAAAAAGACAGGAAAACGCCTTCTTTAGCCATATCCAGACATATAACCATATCACCGGAAAAACCACTTGGTTTGCTCTTATAAGGAATCAACCTTTCATCAAAAATTTCTTGATAGGACTTCCCCAAACTATTTATTAGTGCTTCTACATTAACTATCATTATTCATACTCAAGATATGCCATACAGTGAAAAAACATGCTAAACATGGATAGTGGTTTGCTAGCCACTATCCAATGAAAGTAGAAAACTGGAAAAAAGCTTTTAAAGAAAACTCCCTCCTTTCTATATAACTACCAACGCACTTCTGATGTGGGCAAAAAAGTCACTGAGCTAACCTGTTCACGTAAATTATAAGAAATCTGCATACTAATTTCGTCTGTGAAACAATATAAGTCTTTCCAACCAAACTGCCGTTTTAAAATTTGCCTTGGTGGTATTGACTTAATCGGAACGCCTAAATTTTCCTTAACCCATTCCCTATGCATAGAATGCTTCAATGGTGATGGCAATTTATTTGGAAATATAAAAGAATTTTTGTCGTCTCTAAGCAACCTTAAAGTGACTTCGTGGACCAGCGGGGACATTTGAACAGAAACTTACGGTTTTGCCCTGTCGGTAGGCTCTGTACCGTAAGGTTCCCCATCAACAAAATAAGTGCCATNGGGTAATACGTGTTTATAGGGTAGTAAAGATATATGGGCTAATACATCATCATCTATAACTTCACCATTTTCACGTAACCCTTTAACAATGTTGCTTATTCTTGATGTGTTCCAGTACAGGATTGCATTGGATACCAGACTCAGGACGCTGGCCTTATTCATGATCTCTTCGTAATCACCAGTCGTGAATTCGCCCTGGTTTGCAAAAAAAATCCATCGAGGCAACTTATGTCGGTATTCGCCTTTATTGGGGTCCGCTTGGAAAACGGGTAGAGTCGAGATGTGGCGCGGTAATTTCTGTAGGTCAGGCATATCTGTTTCCGCCTCTTTCGATTGACGGCGCCTTACTGTTCTGACCATAAATCCCGTTTCCACACCCCGCTCATCGAACCGGACGTGCGCTTCTAACGCATCCGGCTCTCGGACAGAATCATGCCTTCGCCCACGGAAGCCTCTGCGGGAGTTTCGGCAACTGGATGAGTCCTAACTGATTGTAGAAGTATTCATCAGGGTATCGCTTTAACCCTTTGCTTCGTTGCTTATGTTTCTTGCAGAGCCACCGACGCAGCCGGGTTGTGGTGTAGCGATCTATAAACCGGTACGACTGCGTGACAGGGCCTAACCTGAAGTAGTTAGTCCAGCCACCCAGTTTCTGGTTCAACCGCATGACCATCTCACCGGCATCCATCCACTCCATGTTCCTGCTGGTCTGGAGCCTCACGGACTCAATCATTCGCTTAATGCTTTTCTTCGAGGGGCGAGTTCCTCTATACGGTTTCCTCGTCCGGGCTGAATATAAGCGCTTAAACGTGTATCCCAGAAAGTCAAATTCACCTTCCGGCATTCGACATAAGCGGGTCTTTTCTTCATTTACCGTTAGCTTCAGCTTTGCCATCAGTCCGCGCATTGCTGCCATTGCATGGCTGGCGTTACTGCCTTTACAGCAGATCACCAGATCGTCAGCATAGTTAACAATACGCGCACCCAGGCGCTGTTCGATCCTCAGACTTTTCCAGCCCATAATGAAACGTCTCATGTACAGATTAGATAAGAGTGGGGATATTGGAGAACCCTGTGGTATTCCGCACTGGTTATCCCGGTTTGCGGTTGTTCGCAGTACTTTCCCGTCCCGCATCTTTTCTTCTACTGGTGCTGCCAGCCACTGCTTAATCAAGCGCAGAACGTTACCGTCCACGATCCGGCGTGCAACTGACTTCATCAATTCAGGATGGGGTATGGTGTCGAAGTAGCCTGACAGATCCGCATCTACAATATCTCTATATCCGCTGGTCAGTAGACTGTGTACTTCCTGTACCGCGCTTTTTGCATTTTGGTTTCGCCGGTAGGCATGCTGTTCTGGGGGAAGATCGGCTTCGAATATAGGTTCGAGCACCAACATTGCTGCTATCTGGCAAACTCTGTCCCTCAGACACGCGATGCCCAGCGGTCGGGTTTTCCCGTTTGGCTTAGGGATATGTACCCGCCTGACCGGCTTCGGAACATATGTGCCTTCCCGAAGCTGTTGCGCCAGTTCTCCGAGCCATTGCTCCACACCATATGACTCAATATCATCGAAGGTTTGCCCATCCGTCCCCGCTGCACCTTTATTCCGGCGACAGCACTGGTACGCATGAGTCAGCACACTGCGGTGGTATATTTTGTCGTACAACGCATGGAATCGAAGCTCGGATCTTTCCTTCGCTTTCGCATGTAACGTCGTCTGTAATTCCTGAACGTATTTCGGAGTTCTTAGGTTTCCCAATCTCCAGTTCCTCATCACTTTCGGCGTTGTTTCTGAACCAAGGCTCCTTTCCTCCACCGGCATTACCCGGCTTCCCCGGTACTACGAGCCTCTCCGTCATCCTGTCGTGCCCGGTCTGGCCGTCACCGGCTTCCGGTTGGTGTTAGCGTTCACCACACGCAGGACTTCCCGTGTTGCCCCGGTCTTCCTCTTGTATACATGCTGTCGCTACTACCCCGGTGGAGGTTGCAGGGTGCGCTTTTCGTTCACTTCCCCTGTAACTGGCAGCTTTCCCCAATAATTTGGTGGGTCAGCCTCCACATTGCGTTTTTCGAGGCCTGCTCAGCGTTCACTCACGTTACGGCCTGCATACTCGCTGAATCACTAAAATGATCCTATACACCAGAGGCTTCAGCCGCTTTGTTACCGCCACGACTGCTCTGATTACTTCCGGCTGGAACGAAAGTTGCCGGGCGGGATTCGCACCCGCTGGAAGACCGTGCCTTTGCACGGCGCACAAAATATCCCACGTTAAGACCGTTTTTTAAACAGTAGGTATTTGCTGTTTTGCTTTAACTCTCAGAATTGTTTGCCGTGTGGTTCTGAATTCCCTGGCAATTGCACTTAGGGGTCCAGTGGAGGAACCCACGAAAATGACGAGTTGTCCGCGGGAAGCGCAAAAACCATACAGATTGCATAATAAATGCACCATGATTATGGCAACGATTTTTGCACTTAAAAAAACCGTTTATCGCGCTGTTCTCATCAAAATCACACGGGTGAAGAAAGCATACTTTTTGCACTTTCAGAATGTGGCTGCTCTCTGAAATATGTTCGATTGTTAAAATTGGTACAACGATGACATATACTTAATAAGTATAATAAAATCATAATGTTGATTACGTTATGGATTTTCTTCGTTATGGGCACTCGTCATTTTCGTGGGTTCCTCCACTGGGACCCCATCTAAGGATGTAAAAAAACCCGACTGGTGATCGGGTTCTTTACGTTCCGGTACTGAGTTGGTAGCTCTGACCGGATGAGACAGCACTCAGCTAACAAAGACAGTATACGCCAGAATGGCGGTATGTTCAAACCGCCATATAGCAGGTATAATCAACGGGTTAGTTTGGTTGTCTGTCTCACTCTACTTTTCCGCAGCGCGGGATGAACATTTCAAGTCCTGGCCGGATCACAGGTGGTGCTGGTTCTGGTGCTCTGATCGGAGTGAGACAGCACTCAGCTAACAAACCGAGAGCAAGCCGTTGTGACAGGTAGTGTAAGAGTAAGCAACGGTGGCCTCACTCCCATACGGGAGAAACGGGTGAAAGCTTTTTTAGATAAAGTTCTCATCGTTCTAAAGGCGCTTGTCGCGCTGCTGGAACTGATTCGCCAGTTTATCGATTGATGCCGGTGAAAACGTAACTAAGAGGGCGGGCTAACCCCCCGCTCTCTTTAATAAATTTCCGCTCCCTTTTCTGCCCTTCCCTCTTCTCAAATCAAACGTAGCGCACAATGCTATATAATATTATATAAAATATGTTGTGAACCCGGATTATTTCGGTGGCCGTTCTCTTGCTGATACGTTATCCACGCTGGTTCATGAGATGGTGCATGTTTGGCAACACTACACCCCGGCCAAAAAATGCAGGGGTGGTTATCATGATCGCGTGTGGGGAACAAAGATGGAGGAAATAGGGGTTTGGGTTGAGTAGACCCCCCATAATCGCGCATAGCGCGAGCAGCACCTAGCGATAGACCACCTGAAAAGGCTAAAAAACTGGCGTCGCTACGTGAAATCTGTAAAAGTTCGCGGGGTAAGTCACCCAATTTTTTAATCTCCATCGCCTGAAAAACATACGGCCATTTCAACACCGTCAGCAGTATCAGGTAGTGGTAGCTTATTATGACGTAAAGCCCGAAGGTGTCCGATCATAATAAATCCGATCACCATATTCCGGGATTGGACATTTTTTCCGATAGTTGTAGTGACGCGCAATAAATGCCCCTTTTCAAACCACATTGCGTGAGAATGAAACCACATTACTGATTCTTCCGCGCACCTTCCCTGAGAATGAGTAAGCCACCAGAAAACCGGCCGGTTTTCTGGTGGCTTACAGAGCAGTTTAAATTCTGTCAATGAATCGGCTGATAACTCACATTAAGACGTTTAGCCAGCTTCTCAAGTCGCTTATCCAGTGTCCAAAGTCTTGCCCCCGGTGTTATCAGGGTCGATGCCAGCAATGTAATATCAACCAGACCACATCCGAGGCCGTACAGCTTTTCGTTTTCAATGAATGCCATCACCTCGATGATAGTGGCCTGATGACTCTGTGGTAANAGCCCCAGATCTCCAAGCGTTCGCAGTCTTGGTGCCGGAGGGGTACCGCAGGCTATCTCTGCCAGTATCATCGGATGAGTCAGGATCAGATCCCGACTCAACAGCTGGATCAACCCGTCATTCCTGTTTTTGAAATGGTCAATCCAGACGGACGTATCAACCAGAATAGTCATTATGCGGATGGCTCCTCATGGCGGCGGGGGATCATCTGCATTTCAGGCGATGAACCGCCGAGCGAGGCCAGTCTTTTTGCTGCCTGAACCCGAACGAACGTTTTTATCGCTTCCCGGAAGATATCAGCCTTATCCATGCCAGGCTCGGCCATTTCCAGCGCCTGTGCATACAACACATCATCAATCGTGACCGTAGTTCGCATAGCATTACCTCATGTGATTCATATTTTGATGATATCTTGCATCAAAACCGAAATCAAAGCAATCTGTAGAGTAAGAAAAGAATAATGATAGGGTGTAACCTTGCGTTGATTTTCTCAATGAGTTTTCTTGTGATTTTTTTACTTTATTTGGGCGTTTTCTTGAATACAAGATAAACGGTCGTTTTTCTTGTGCCATATTCCGTTTTGGTTTTCCAAATTGCAACCAAATGATACAGCTTATCCCCGATTCAAAAGCCGATTGGCCCAAACAGAATTGGAGCATTTTTACACGGTGACTGATGCTGAACGAGGCTGTTGCGACAGTACAACTCGTTCAAGTACCACGCGCTTAGGATTTGCTTTGCTGTTAAAAACCTACCAACGGTTGGGCTATTTCGTCACTTCAGAGCAAGTACCCAATGCCATTGTCGAACATGTTGCCATCAGTATCGGCGAAACCCATGATCGAGAAAATTTACAGCAGTATGACGTTTCGCAAGCCAGACGTAAGCACTTATCGGTGGTGCGACAATTTCTTGAGGTCAAGCCATTCGGAGATGATGGTAAAGTTTTGATGCGGCAAACTTTTGCTGAAGCGGCATTGATCAGGGAAGATGTCATCGACATTATCAATATCGGCATTGAAACGTTGGTACGCCATCGTTACGAATTACCGGCGTTTGACACCTTGGTACGCGGAGCACGTGCTGAACGTGTTGCCGCTAATCTGGCGCTACATATGTCTATTCATGATGCGCTTGGCGATACAGGTCGACTATTTCTCGACAAGCTATTTATCGTTGGTGACGATCCCCGACGCGTAAGTCCTTGGAACGATGTTAAGCAGGATACTGCCAAGCCGACAGTAAATGGCATGCGTATTTTACTTGAGCGTTATGACCAACTAACCGAGTTGGCCTATCATACTCATTTGCTAAAACCCCTACCCGTCGTCAAAATTAAACAATGGGCACTCGAAGGTAACAGCCTTGATGCCGCCAGCATGGTCGATATGGCCGCGCCCAAACGCTACTCAGTTACTTTAGCCTTGATTCGACAACGCTTGGCAATTGTGACCGATGATCTCTGTAACATCTTTTGCAAGCAGATGGGCCGAACTTTACGGAGCGCAGAAGAAGCTCTGGAAAAATATCTGTCAGACAATCAAGAAAAAACAGATGAAATCTTGCGCCGTTTCGCGGCGCTGGAGGCACTCTTAAAATCGAGTCAGTCAGCAGACGAACAGTTAAAGGGAGTACGCCAAACTGTCACGGCACGCCCAGATTTATGCGAGTTCTCTCGCTTGCATGTAGAATATGGTGGTAAAAACGAGTGTCGTTTTATTTTGAAATTCTTCAAACCACGACGATCAGAGATGCTGCGGATTTTGAGGAAGTTAACGCTCAAATCTACCAGTCAGGATGTTAGTTTTGAGCGATCGCTAGATTTTATGCTGGAAAACAGTCAACGACAAGGCGAGTGGATGACACTCAAGGGCAAAGGCGAAACAATATTAACTTCAGACGATCTAGTCTGGATCCCTGAAAAATGGTGGAAACTGGTCACAGGAGAAGCCAAGCGCGATATTGCTCTAACCCGAATCAACCACCGCCAATTCGAAGCATGTGTATGTTTGCAAATGGTTCGGGAATTGAAGTCCGGCGACCTCTGTGCGATGGGTAGCGATGACTATTCAGACTACAGGGACGAACTGGTGCCCATGAGCGAATGTGAACATACACGCTCCGACTACGGCGAAAAAGTGGGCTTGCCGGTCGAGAGTGTTGAATTTATCAAGCATATTCGCGCCATGTTGACAGGGGTAGCGCAGCAAACGGACAAATCCTACTTGGATAATCCTTATTTCAAGATCATTGATGGCAGACCAAAGTTGAGTCGCCAAGATAAAAAAGAAAAACCGCCTGGATTTAAGCAGTTCGACGACGCATTGCGACGTAAGCTCGATAACTTGGGCCTTTCACTTCTGGATGTACTGACCGATACCATGCAATGGATTGGGTGGGGTAAACATTTTGGCCCGTTGAGTGGGCATCAAGGAAAGTTACAAGACGAAGATCGACGTAAAATTTTAACAGTATTTGCCTATGGTACTGGTTTGAGAGCATAAAAAAGTGTGGGGCACTTTATTTAGTTGGATATAAAGTCATACTTATCAGGGAATCTGAGCGAGTAGAGCTATTGGTTATCCGGTCAGCACTTCATCAGAACGTGATTTGCAAGACTACCGCTTCTTGCTCTCACATAATTGCCCCACAGATTTTTATGCTTTCCATAACCAACCATAATCCCAATTACTGTAATCTCTTTAGGTTCCAGAATGGCGTAATCTGCTATTGCTGCACCCGATTCAATCGGGTTTTCTGTCAATCTGAGCATAGATGAGTGGCTTTCAACAGTTACGGCATCTAACTGAAACTCACCGATTGAACGAGTGATAATAGAGGCTCTGGCAGTTAAGAAATCGCTGATTATGTCCATAACTTTTCTCTACAACGAAAAAAAACCGCAGTTAAGCGGCATAAGAAGGTTTTAAGTAAAAGAAAAGCCTCGCAGAAACGAGGCTTAGGAATTTTTATGCGTTTTACTTACATAGATAACGCCTTTAAAACATGAACCGGGTCTTTCTCTATTGCTTTCAACAAGGCTTTTGCAGGTCCGGTCGGTTCACGCCGTCCCTGTTCCCAGTTCCGCAGGGTTCCAACATTAACAGAAATTAACTTAGCAAAACCGGTCTGACTTAAACCGGTTGCCTGACGAATATTCTTTACTTTTACTGCTTCAACGTGAGTTTCACGAGAGGCAGCACGTTCGCCATTAATAATTTCGTTCATCTGTGTCATGCTTTCAGTTAGCCTGGAAAATAATTTACTATCCATTGTTACCACCCCTCATTTAGCGCTCTCAGGACTTTCTTTTCTGATTCACTCAGGTCGTCCTTGATACCTTTTTTGTAAATCAACAACAGCCTGATATGTGAGACATCTACTTTATAGTAATAAATAATGCGCACACCGCCACGCTTGCCTTTACCCCTAGATGCCCACCTGACTTTACGTAAGCCACTGGTGTGTTGGATAACATCACCAGCAATAGGGTTGTCTGCAAGATATTGCTGAAACTCACGATATTCATCGTCACTTAACAACTCTTTACAATCTTCAGTGAAAATATGGGTCTCAATAAATATCATGTCTCAGTGCGCCACTGGTGTATATTTTAGGTGATAATATACGCTTTGGCGGCATAAGTCAATGGCGCATATAAAGCATTATATATCATGTGGGTATATTTTAAATTTGCCATCCTTGGCTTGGGGGTTAGTACTTCCAGCAGTCTTCATCAGCAATGAGTTGATAGATAAAATCATTGGATAAGTATTAAAATGCTGATTAAACGTGTCTGGCTTCTGTAGTAAAACAGTATTGCCGTTATCATACTCAAATCACGACGCTGCGCAGCCACAGCCTGCGGCATGATCTGAGCATTGACTACCTGATTAATAGATAAGCTCATTTGCTAATCCTTATGTACAGTAATATCAACCGTTTTCGCCTGATACAACGGCGTTTCAATACGATGAATATGAGAGAGAGTTAAATCAATTTGTGCCCGTTGCTCCTTACCACCAGCAATAGCAGTCGGCAGGTTACGGATTTGGGACTTTCTGACCAGCCCTGCACCGATACGTGTTAGCAGGGATTGCGCGTAACTGGTGCTCAGAACGCTAGCCAGTTTTTCGATTATCAGATATGAGTTTTTGCCAAAGGCATTGACAGAGATAAGTGTCTCGCGCGTGAGAGTGATAATTTCGACTTCTTTCTTAGCGTTGAATTTATATTCTTCGCCCATTAATTCCGATGTTACCCGATTCACAGTAATAAACGATGCAATATCAGATAGATCAGTTTCACCGTCAGCATCAAGCACCTGAGTTTCAGGTAATTTCAAAACCGTCGCTATCGTCTGTCTGACTGCCTTCATATCGAGTTGCGAGAGAGTCGTAGTATCCCATAGTCATTCCATTGTGCATTACTGATGATGCGCCATCGATAGCCATTCCAGAAGAACAAGTCCTTATTTTTTTACTTCTTCCTGAGTCATCACTTTGACTGTTGGGTTATACCTATCCCCTTCTGGCAAAATTTGAAGATCTTCCGCTCCGGCTGGCTGAACGATACAAACAAGCACCCGGCTTTGACCGTCCGATGTCTTAAACTCCAGCTCTTGCCGGAAAAAATCATCATCGAAAATTTCATCAACAAAATCATCAATCACCTCGTACCTCATAAGTAATAGATTGGAGCAATTGGCCGGTCTCAATGAGTGGCTTACTTGATTTCTTCCTCTTGATAGTTGCCTGGCTTAATGGGGGATCAATACCTGCCTGAATTTTCCTTTTGACATCTCTGGCGACTATCTCCCCTAGCTTTTCTAGCGCTTGCTGCGGATCACCGTTATTTTTCAACTCAGACTTGATACTTTTCGCTAATTTATTGGCATACTTGCCTTTGTTTTCATTAAACGTAGAACGCAAAAATGAACGCTCAGGAATATTGATATTATTCGCAGCGGCTGACGCCAGAAAGCGATGACGCCATCTGAACGCTGTTGTCAGATCGATTCCTGTACGTTTTACTGATTCACGTAATGTCAGCCCGTCCTGCATACACCGCAGATAATCGAACCATTTTTCATGGTGATGGAGTCGGGCCAGCGGACTCCCAGTGAGGCTGTTAAAGGTCTTTCCGCAGTCTTTGCAACGGTATCATTGTATGTCTGAATCGTGTCCCCAGCGTATCGCCTTCTCACTGTGACAGTGAGGGCAACATAACTCAGGCAGGCAGGAGTTAATCACTGAGGCAGCATCCATCTGAAGGCTGTTATCCAGCCAGGAGATGAGGTCCAGCCTTGTATTAACGGAAAGGGATGAGAGGGTATTTTTGAGCTGTATAAGGTCTTGCTTTTTCACGACAACCTCCGTGCAGAAACACGCTTATACAGTAGTATATACAGTGTACGGTTTTCCTGCCAACGGAGACTGCGAACATAGCCTTACTTGTACAGTCAAAACCCTCCAAATCCGCACCACATAAGGCTTTGAGCCAAATAATACTGTCGTCATGGGGTGTCGGGGGTCGTAGGTTCAAATCCTATCATTCCGACCAAATTTCCCTAGAAAAACCAACCAGTTATGGTTGATTTTTTTATGCCTAGGATTTGCTTGGGGGAAAAACCCCAACTCCATATCTGGCATTGATAGACACTGACAAGCTAGCCTTTCTTACCTAAAAACATAAAATAATCTAATTAATATGAGAGTGTGTTTCGTTTTATTTACCGGCAAATACTTATAAACAGTAGACAGTGACGTATTGTAAATCAGTGATAACTGTTTCCGGCTATGGCCATTTCATGAAAAGAGCAATAAGGGCCATTGCTGGCCCCTTTCCTTTACTTCGGCACCTCCGGCCACTCAACATCAGGAGCCTGTGAAGTATCTACACGAGTGAGTAATACTCTGTACTTCTTCCATTCGAGTAATGCGGCTTTCTCTGAGTCGGTAGCGACTTCTAAGTCAACAGAATCTTGTAGCAATGAGAGTGTTTCATTTGCTTGTTGTAACAGTGCTGCTTGCTTCTGCTTGGCTTCATCAATCTGATGAGACTTCAGAAGGTCTTTATCAACTACCCACTCTTTACCGTTCCACTTGTCATAATCCGTGTCGGGCTTTTTGAATGTCAGTATATCGGGTAATTCACCCAGTTCAGTCACTTCTTGTTGTGCTCCCGTTTGAGTGTTGTAAGCAGTTTTTCCGCGATAGTCAGGGACAGTTTCCCAACACTTACCGTCTTCACTGCGACAAACGGCCAAATCATCAGACTTCAGCAGCTCAGGCGCATCGGGATAAGCACCGGCTGATAGACTGACACCCAACATGACATATTCGATATCTGAAACTGTGAATTCCCTTGTTGCCTGATTAGTGTGGTAAACCTTTATCCAGCCCGCTTGAGTAGATAAACCATCTTTACCCAATACGGCTGTTTCATGTTCTAAAAAGTATTTTTGTTCTGTCATTATGCCGCTCTCACTATGTAGTTAAATGCGATGTTGCGAGGTCTGAGCCGCAAGTAATTGGTTCCATGACCAATGATTCCCAATATTGATGAATTGTATCTGCGAGTCTTTGGACCGTTATATACAATGCCGTCTCCATATAATATGTCGTGCCCTAAACCACCTGTGTAGTACTCGACATATTGCGCTAATGCAGAACCTTCTTGCCAAGACAATAATACTCTCCCACTATCAGCTCCACGACTACTATCCCAACCACGGATAAACTCACCGCGCAAATCAGGTAATACGCCTGATGGGTATGCTGCCACTAATTTCGGAAATTTCGACTTATTAAAGGCCGCACCGTTACATTGCAGCCATCCAGTTGGCGGTATGGCAGTTGGCCAGGGAACAGGAACACCTACAGGAATATTATTGACTGTATTAATCAAATTATTAACTTCTGCCTTGGTATATGCACCTACATTACCCGCAGGGATATTAATATTTGCCGTACCATCAAAGGCAACTCCAGCAATCGTTCTGGCTGTAACCAATTTGTTAGCTGCTATAGCAGTGCCATTGGAAGGCAATGCCCCTATATCCACTGCATTCAGACTAATATCTGTACTTAACGCTTTCCCATTCACCTTCCGGCTATTAAATACTCTATTATTAATATCTTCACGCAATGAATTTATTATTTCCTGAACAATCTTTTGTGTAACCGCCAATGTGTCGCTATTACCAATCACATTGGTAAGCTGAACAACACCTTTTTGGGTTAACGAGGCATCTGGAACTTTTGTTGTGGTTTTTTGTTCTAAAGCTCTATTTAATTGTGCGGTGAGTTTAGCTATATCCCCATCATCGAGAACATCCTCGCCAGATTGTGTCGAGATGAAATCAGCCAAGACAGATGATATGATTGATGATTGACGTAGTGTCTTATTTAACACATGAGTGGGAACATTATCTGGGGGAAACCCAGTTTTTAAACTTTGTTCTTCCTCATATATTCCCTGACTCACCACATTAGCATTATTATCAATAGAAAAAGCCTTAAAATCATTCTTGTAACTCATATACTTTCCTTAAATTAAATGATGTTATAATCAATATATTGAATTATTGCAAAAATAATCCCCCTGTAATTCTCATCAATCAAATTCTAGTTCAGAAAAAAATAATTAGGCATACTTATTATTTATAAGGTTAACTGTTTTTGTATAATTTGCAGCAATAAGCAGTTCAATATTCTGGAATCGAAAACATATCCAAACAAAATTTATATTTAACATCTGAAAACTATTTTTCTTTTATTCCTTCCATCCTTTCCTGAAACTCCCGCTGCTTAATTATGCTCCTACTCAAGTTATTCATGTTTCAGATCCAAAAAAGTAAATTATTAGGGTAATCAGAAAGCTCCATATTGAGGCTGTATCAATCATTTTTATACCGCTAGACACTAACTCTTACATGGCATATAAACTTTCCAGTCTTCTACATCTGTATTCAATTCACAAATAGTTTTACCTTTTGACGAAACCCGATACTCACCGTAGAAAAGTTCTCCATCCTCTTTGATAACCCCTCTTTTAACAATTATCTCACCGTCGCGGTTACTATTGTATAAAAAATGAGTCATAGTTATAAACGTCAAGCTTCCATCTGTAATATATTTTTCACTCACATTCTCGTAATTGTTATCAGGTGGGATAGAAAAAGCATATATAGCATTATTTTCATTCCAAGCAGGAACTTCAAAATAGACAATTTTATTATAGTGTTCGTAATCTACAATTTTCATATTAAATAAAGTCATTTTGGGGTCTTTCGTGTAACGCTGTGTGATAATATTTTTTTTAATGATAGCTCCATCCTCGTCAGCATAAATTGCTCTAATGCTACTTTTAGGCTCATTATTTTTTGGTTTATCTTCTTCCAATGTAATTATAGCAACTGATTCTGCAGTATTCGGGATAACGTATGTTGTAATTTTCATTCCATCATCGGCAGCCTAAGAAGTTATATCTTTCAATTGATAACAAACCAAATCATATATATCGCGAGAATGGTCAAGTTTCTTGATGGTAAAAGAATCATGACTATCATGGCATTCAGTTCTCTCTGTATATTCCGAAATATCAGCGTTTGCGGAAAAAGAGTATAATAAACCTGATAAAGATAAGATAAATACCAAATTCTTTCCAAATCTCATATATTACCCCCCTTGATTTTTCATGAAACAGGGTACAGTGTAACAAATTCAATGAGTAAGTATTTTACTAAGACTGTGTATATGCTGTGATCTTGCTCTCAATTTTAGAGATAATCTCCGAGTCTATTTCACCCTAAATACTAATAAATCAATAGAATAGCTTATGATGACTATATTTTCAGATTACCAACGCAATGCTGATACAAGATAGAGAGCACCATCATTAAGCTTTGATTGAATAATTATATCTGAGAGGTTCTTATATTCCGTATCGAAATATTGTCATGGAGTGTCGGATCATAGGTTCAAATCCTATCATACCGACAAAATTTCCATAAAAAAACCAACCGCAACTGGTTGGTTTTTTTATTTACGGGATTTACTTGGGGAAAAATTAGGGCCCCCCCCAACTCCATATCTGGCATTTATAACTACTTACAAACCCACCTTTATTACCTAAAAACATAAAATTATCTAATTATTACTGTCTGTCACTTCGGCTGTTCTGGCCACTCAATATCAGGAGCCTATGAAACTTCTGTCTCTAAAGAGTACTTTTGTTCTGTCATTATGCTGCTCTCACAATGTAGTTAAATGCGATGTTGCGGGGGCGATTCTCTGAGGCTACAGGAACAACCCTTGCCGCGTTGAATCCAAAGCCGTATGGAGTATCCGTGTTAGAATTATTTACCGATTTGAAACTGCCATCTGTAGCTATTCCAAGAACTTGACTAGCATAAAAAGCGCCTCTTATTGCCAAATGATAGTTTGATGCTATCGTGCCAGCGAACGAACCCTCAATATTTCTGATAGCATCGCCCTGAGGAGTTAGAATTCTACGGCCACTATCAACACCTCGGCTATCATCCCAACCTCGAATAAATTCCCCTCTTAAATCAGGTAACTTACCATCAGGATAAGCTTCTGCTAATTTCGGAAATTTCGATTTATCAAAGAGCGCACCATTACACTGCAACCACCCAGCTGGTGGTATCACAGTCGGCCAGGGAACAGGAACACCTACAGGAAGGTTAGAGATATTTGAAATTTTCTGCTCTAACGCTCTATTTAATTGTGCAGTGAGTTTAGCTATATCGCCATCATCCAAAACATCATCACTAGATTGTTCCGCAATAAAATTAGCCACCACCGAGGTTATTGTCGATGATTGACGTAATGCTTTATTTAATACAGGAATAGAAATATTCTCTGGTGGAAACCCTGACTGCAAACTTTGACTTTCTTCATATCTTTCTTGGCTAATTCTATTAGCATTATTACTAATAGAAAAAGCCTTAAAATCATTCTTGTGACTCATATACCTTCCTTAAATTAAATGATGTTATAATCAATATATTGAATTATTGCAAAATAACCTCCCTGCAATTCATACCAATCAAAGTCTAGTCCAGAAAAAGAATAATACGGTATCCTTATTGCTTATAAGGTTAACTGTTTTTATATAATTGGCAGCAATAAGTAATTCAATATTTTGAAGTCGAAAACATACCACAAATTTATATTTAATATCTGAAAACTATTTTTCGTTAATTTTCACCAAGCATTTATGGCTGATTTTTTATTCCTGTAATTTTGTTAAAGTAAAAGACAATTGGGAGAATTTACTTATTCTCCCTTTATTCGACACCAATTTAAGCCTATTGACTACAAAAGTTAAGATTATAATTTACATTATAAACTATATCTATAAAAACTAGTTTTCTAACAGAGAGTGAGATCGCTTACTAATATCTAAAATCCTACTCATATAATAAGCATCAGCATATTGACCATTGCGAAAAGCGTAACGTTTAGCTGTTCCTTCAATCTCAAACCCAAATTTCTTATATAATGCAATTGCAGCATGATTGTCTGTATACACCTCCATCTCTATACGTTCAATATTCAACCAATTATCACACATATTGAGCATAGCTTTCATCAATTCACTGCCAATACCGCGCCCCTGATAATCAGCATGTACCCCCATACCAAAAGTAGCAATATGGCGACGCCGCAAGAGCTGGCATATTTCTATACTCATCTGACCCACAATTTTCCCATCAATACAAGCAACTAAACAGAAACACCCCTCAGCAATATTCGTAATACGCTTCGCCCATGTTTCCAGAGAAGGATAGGGTAACTGCAAAGTATCACAGTAAACTTGCAGGTTAGCGTATAACTGATGAACTTGTTCACAATCGCCTTCTTCAATATGGCGAATCATTATATCCTTCATTTAAAAACTCCTGACTTTTAATTTGAGCATTAAGACTAACATAGATATTTTGCGGGAAGTATGGGAAAGTGCTGATGAGCCAGATCCAGCCGAGGGATTCAAAATTGAATTTTCCGAATTTTTATTATCCATATATAAATAGCCATGGAAAATTATCAATAGATTACTCTATTTATTAAAAAGCTGTTCCATTGGGTAAACTATCTTCTCCTGCTATATTGTTTACCCTTTGGAGGAATATTACCTAAAAAATCTATAAAAAAACCAATTCTTTAACCTTTATCACATTGTTAAGAAATATACCGGTATTAAAAGCCCCAAGCGTACCAGACACATCTTGACCCAACTACCGGTCCAAACTCTTTAGAGTTGCGACTCAGGGTGCCAAGATTTGCCGCAGAGAAGCCTGATAGTTGAATATTATTTATTTGCCAAATTGCTGTAGTAATTCCACCAGCGCTATCTTGCTGGCCAACTATAATAACCTTTTGTGGAAAAGGAATTGGGAAATTAACCTGAGCATTAGGATTAGCATATGTAGTAACATCAGACATTCCCCACTGAAATATAATCCCAGTATCACCACATTTCCACCAACCATTCTCCGATTTTAAGATTGTATTTTTAGCTCCTCGGGTATTAATTTGGTGATCTATTTCTGCTTTAGCATATGATCCTATATCCACGGCATTCAGACTGATATCCGAGCTTAACACCTTCCCATTCACTTTTCGGGTATTAGGTACTCTACTATCAATATTTTCACGCAATGAATTTATTATTTCCTGAACAAGCTTTTGTGTAACCGCCAATGTGTCGCTATTGCCAATCACATTTGTAAGCTGAACAATGCCTTTTTGGGTTAACGAGGCATCTGGAACTTTTATTGTGGTTTTTTGTTCTAAAGCCCTATTTAATTGTGCGGTGAGTTTAGCTATATCCCCATCATCCAAAACATCATTACCAGATTGTGTCGCAATGAAATTAGCTACGACAGATGATATAATTGACGATTGACGCAATACTTTATTTAACAAATGAGTAGGAACATCATTTGTTGGAAACCCAGTCAGTAAATCCTTACTTTCTTCATATCTTCCCTGACTAGCTACATTAGCATTATTACCAATAGAAAAAGCCTTAAAATCATTCTTGGAACTCATATAAAATCCTTAAATTAAATAATATTATTTTATAATTAATTCTAGTTCTGTTTAAGAACAGTGAGATATAAATTGCTGACAAAAATCATCGGCTTTACAGTAACGCTTTTCTAAATTAACCATACCTGAAGATTTCCACGATCAGAATCTTTGCAAAGACTCTGATCGTGCCTTAGGTACTCTATCAGATTAATTAAATATTCTTATAACTTATAATGTTAAAAATTTCTTATGATTGATTACAATAAGCAACTCAATATCAAGAAATTATTCTCCTCTCCCCTCTATTATTTCTTACCACAAATTTTCCATTTCAAATTCAAATCTGAATTTTTCAGTATCTGAACATCAACAAAATCATTATATAAACAGCCTGTCTATTCAGACCATTTTCATTATTTCGGCTGCTCCGGCCACTTAACATCAGGGACCAATGAAATATCAACTCTGTTCAACATCACTCTATATTTCTTCCATGCTAATAAAGCCTCTTTTTCAGCTTCTGTAGCAATATCTAAATCAACAGCATCTTGTAGTGGCGTGACGATATTATTAACTTTAGTTAGTAACTGAGATTTCTCATATTCTGCTTTCTGTATTAATTCTTCTTTAGTCGCAACATAAAGTAATATTTTCTGACCGTCAAATATCCATTTCTCTTTGGTTTTTTCATCAAATCCTATGGGCACATTATTCTTATTAATTTCTGCGACGGAAAAACCAAGTGGCGCAAGTTTAGATACATCAGTCGTTATTGCACGAATGAGACCCCTCGTATCATACATAATTTTTAATGTATCTATTGAAAATTGACTTTGAGATCTATACCAATCATTGCCCTGCTTATCTTGAAGATAAAGTGCAAATTGAATAGCGTTTTCATTGTCAGGTATATATTGTTCAAATGGACCAACATTTATTAAACTCATTATCATTATCCTCGTACGATAGTGAACCATTGACCGTTACTAGAGAACTGCATAGGGCTAGAATAAAGCATCTCGGCAGAATCATCTCCATCTCTGCTATAAATTTCAGCACCAAGACGGACGCCAGTAATATAATGATTCTCCGATTCTACTTTCGTATACTCTTCAATATTATTAGCAGAAGGTTTATTTAAGGTATTATATTCTTGAGCCCAAGGTGTCCATGGATTGTTATGAAACTGGCTGCGTGTGTATACCCGGCTGCTATTATAGACGAAATAGCGTTGAATGACCCCGGCCGCTTTCAATACAATAAGTGAACCCGCAAACGGTTCAGGGTAATTACTGCCATTTTTAGCATGAGCATTAGACTCTTGATAGTAAATTCCCGGTGTTTTGTAGCTATCTAAATTCGCACTACCACCTAAATTAATCGCCTGGTCAGCCAAGAGATCCTGAGAAGTAATATTGATATCCGCAGCTAAAGCTTTTCCATTTACTTTGCGGATCCCCGTAATATATCGAGCATCAGAGTCTGCTTTTGCATACGCTCCCACATCCTCAGCGGTAGGTTTATTTACCGCGTTATATTCTCTAATCCAAGGGGTCCATGGATTATCATGAAACTGGCTACGTGTATATATCCGGCTGCTGTTATAGACGAAATAACGTTGAATAACCCCGGCTGCTTTCAACACGACGAGCGAACCCGCGAACGGCTCAGGGTAATTACTGCCATTTTTAGCATGAGCATTAGATTCTTGATAATAAATCCCCGGTGTTTTGTAGCTATCCAAATTCGCACTACCACCTAAATTAATCGCCTGGTCAGCCAAGATATCCTGAGAAGTAATATTGATATCCTCAGCTAAAGCCTTTCCATTTACTTTGCGGATCCCTGTAATATATCGAGCATCAGAATCTGCTTTTGTATATGCGCCAACATCTTCAGCAGTAGGTTTATTCACTGCGTTATATTCTCTAACCCAAGGGGTCCATGGATTATCATGAAATTGGCTGCGTGTATATACCCGACTGCTGTTATAGACGAAATAACGTTGAACGACCCCAGCCGCTTTCAATACAATAAGCGAACCCGCGAACAGCTCAGGATAATTATTGCCACTTTGAGCACTAGAATTATACTCTTGATAATAAATTCCTGGTGTTTTGTAATTATCCAAATCCGCATTATTACCTAAATTAATCGCCTGCCCAGCAAAGATATCCTGAGAAGTAATATTGATATCCTCAGCTAACACTTTCCCGTTCACTTTTCGTGTGCTGTGTACCTTAGCATTAATATTGTCGCGTAATGAATTTATTATTTCCTGAATAAGCTTTTGCGTAACAGCTAATGTGTCACTATTACCCAACACATCGGTAAGCTGAACAACGCCTTTTTGTGTTAATGAGGCATTTGGAACTTTTGTTGTGATTTCTTTTTCTAAAGCCCTGTTTAATTGCTCGGTGAGTTTAGCGATATCACCATTATCTAAAACATCATCTCCAGATTGCGTCGCGATAAAATTAGCTATCATAGATGCTATTGTCGACGATTGACGTAATACCTTGTTTAACAGATCAGCAGGAATATCATTTAGCGTAAATCCAGTCTGCAAGCTCTGGTTTCCCTCATAATTTCCCTGACTCACTACATTAGCATTATTACCAATAGAAAAAGCCTTAAAATCATTCTTGGCACTCATATATACTCCTTAAATTAAATAGCATTATTCACAACCAATATGTTTAATAATTATTAAAGCAATCCTTCATAATTTACGGCAATCATAGTTTAGTTCATAAAAACAATAATAAAATGTTCTTATAACTTAGAAGAATAATTATTTTTGTATAATTAGAATAAATAAACAACCAAACAAATCGCAACCAGAAATATATCCAAGCCATTTATATTAATCACATGAAATTATTCCCTCCATTTCATATATCAGACTGAATTTTTCGGTATCATAATTACAACAGCAATAAAGTATTGTATGAATGGCCTGTTTATTCAGGCCATTTTCATTATTTTGGCTCTTCAGGCCATTCAATATCAGGCGCCTGCTTAATATCGGTCCTATTCAACATCACTCTATATTTCTTCCATGATAATAAAACCTCTTTTTCAGCTTCTGTTGCAATACCTAAATCAACTGCATCTTGTAGTGGCGCTATTTGTTCACTAGCCCCTAGAATAAGTTGTTGTTTTTTATTTTTAGCATATTGCTGCAACTCTTCTTTTGTTGCTGGAGGAATATCCGCCCATTCCAGTAAACCATTTTCACCTGCTATACGATATTTTCCTTCTGGTGCATTATTCGCGGCATATTCTTGATAAATATCATCACTAACTTCTATAATATCATCGGGCAACGAACCAGAAGCAATATAATTTTGTTTCAATTCTATAGGGTAGAATGCATTTGTTTTTGCACTATAGTAATACATAATTAATATCCTATCGCTAAATATCTCACTAAACAATTTGCTAAAGATCCTGTACCATCTCTGCACGTTAGAATAAATTGGCTCGCAGAGACGGCAAAAGCAGCAACACCAAGCCCGTAATTACCGAAACTGGAATATGTTGCAACAATCTGGCCGCAAGCATTAGGAAATGGAATCGTAAAATTTCTGTAATCATTTTCACTCATTGAGCCATTTGCTTGACCCCACTGAATAATTATTCCAGTATCACCGCATTTCCACCATCCATTTATTGAGAGCAGCGCTTTACTCCTATCAAATTCTGTTTTGATTTTTTGTCCCAAAGCTTTATTTAATTGTGCGGTAAGTTTGGTTATATCACCATCATCAAGAACATTATCACCAGATTGTGTCGCAATAAAATTAGCAACTACAGACGATATCGTTGACGACTGACGTAACGCCTTATTTAATACATGAATGGGAATATTCTCTGGTGGAAACCCAGTCTGCAAACTCTGACTTTCTTCATATCTTTCTTGATTTATTACATTAGCGTTATTACTAACAGAGAAAGCTTTAAAATCATTCTTAGGACTCATATATACCTCTTAAATTAAGTAATATTATTGCATAAGAAACAGACTAAATTATTGCAAAGATGATCCCTCTAAATTTTCATTGATAATAGTCTAGTTCATAAAAATAATAATGAGATTTTTTATGACTAAAAGGATTAACTATTTTTGTATAACTGATAGCAATAAACAACCCAACACATTACAAACACAAACACCCTAAAATTAATTATATTCAACATCCGAAATTATTCTTATCGATCTCTTTCATTTCTCTCTACAATTTTTATCTAAGTTTAATTTTTCAGTATCTTAACACTCTTATCAACAAAACCACGGTAAAAAAGGCCTGTTTATTCAGGCTATTTTAGTTATTTTACCTGCTCCGGCCATTCAATATCAGGCGCCTGTGAAATATCTACCCGATTCAGTAATACCCTATATTTTTTCAAAGCGGTCAACCGAGAGTTTTCCTCATCACTCGCCATCCCCAAATCTACCGCATCTTGTAACGGAGCTATCTGTTTACTTACAATAAGTAGAAGTTGCTGCTTCTTATTTTCCGCATCGTTAATGCTGGTTTGCTGAATATCACTTTTCCATTTTTTTTCATTATCTTTCGAAATTAACCATTCTCCATCCCACTTATGATATTGCGAAGGTCTTGACTGTTCAGTAAAACCATCAGGAATAATGACTTCTCTATTCTCCTGTGATTGCCCTGATACAATATCGTAAATTGTGACTCCCCTTTTATTCTCAACAAGCTCCCATTGCCCTGATTTTTCACATGGCCAAAATCCATCTTTAAATGGCGGTTGTATTCGTAAAGCATTCACCGGGGGTTCACTGTCCGGATTAGCATCAGCCGATCCAATAAATGGTCGATGTGGCTTAGTATTATCAAAATAATAATTTATCATTGCTTTGTTTCATGCTCCCAAATAAATTATGGGTATCATACTGACATTGAGCGGGCGATTTTCATTTGCCGTTGGCACTACTCTTGAAGCATCAAAAGTGGCATATGCGAATTTGGCATATTCATCAGGAGCATTCTTTTTCATAATACTTGCTTGGGAGGTCGCATTAACACCATAAAATGCTCCGCTAGTACGAGCAATAAGCCCATCATGCCACAACCCCACATCACCTGTAATATTTCTAATCGTATCGCCTTGTATCACACCAGGATTCAAACCCGCACGCATGAATACCCCTCTCCCATCAACAAACAGATTAGGAAGATTGATTTTATCGCCATTCTGCTTAATTCCCCATGCTGCCTTATATGCATCTGATAAATTATTCAATGATCTACCAATAATTGAATCAATCGCATAAATATCACCATTCGCAATATACTCTCCTTTAGCCAAATCTGATGCTGGATGTGCAGATAAATAGATATCTCCTGGGCGTTTCGCTCCGACATCAATCGCAGAAATAGTAATATCTTCAGACAATGCCTTCCCGTTGACTTTCCGATTATTAGGTACTCTGCCATTAATATTTCCAAGCAACGAATTTACTATTTCTTTAACAAGCTTTTGCGTAACAGCCAATGTATCGCTATCACCAACCACATTGGTAAGTTGAACAATACCTTTTTGTGTTAATGAAGCATTGGGAACTCCTGTTATGAATTTTTGCTCTAAGGCTTTATTTAATTGTAGAGTGAGTTTGGGTATATCACCGTCATCCAAAACATTCTCACCAGATTGTGTCGCAATAAAATCAGCTACAACAGACGATATTGTTGACGCTTGACGCAATACTTTATTTAACACATGAGTGGTAACAGTATATGGTGGGAATCCAGTCGGCAATTCTGAACTTACTTCATATAATTGCTGACTTACTACATTAGCATTATTACTAATAGAAAAAGCTTTGAAATCATTCTTAGGGCTCATATATACTCCTTAAATCAAATAATATTATTTCATAAGTAATATATTTAATTACCGAAAAAAGTCCCCAGTAATTCATGTCAACCATAGTCTAGTTTGAATGAATAATAATGAAATATCTTTATAAATTAAATGATCAATTATTTTTATATGATTAGCGACAATAAATAACCCAACATATTGAAATTAAAAACATACCAAAAATAAAACATACCTATTGTATTAAAACTAAACTTCTAAACACTATTCGTCATTATTCTATTTACTCAAGTATATCAGTGTATAGTTCATAATTCACTGACCTAATTATTAATATTCTATATTTCTATGAAAGCATTTCGTTTATTTATCATTTAATACTGATATAACAACGAGATTGTTTTATTATTTTCACGCCTCTGACAAATATCAATATATAATTCATCAAAATAAATTATATATAAACCCTACTCAATCCGTTGAGATTTATCATATTAGTTCTATAGTAATTTCCAGTCCCGTACTACCTTGACTTGGCAAGGTCTTAACGAATTTATAAGCGATTCTCCAAACACCAGCAAGCAGACCTAACGACGACTTTCGTTAACTTCGCGTCGGTATTTCCTCTCCTTTACCTTACCGCGTCTACACCACCGCTCGGCATTCCATCTCCGTAAGATGCGAGCCTCCTGTTACTCAAAGCACCATGCAAAATTATTTTAATATTTAAAATAATTTTTAAAAACAACTTGACTCTGAAGTTTTTCTGATTAAAATTACAGTCAGAATTTAGATTTTCGTGAGACAAATCACATTTTACCCATAAAGAGAACCTATCATGAAATCTGTCAAATCTTTTATATCGAGTGTTCACAGTGTTGTTATTTATCTGTCAACACCTCGTTTTCTTTAAGTTTTTATCCGATGAGTGGAAGGCCAGTTTCGAACTGGCTTTTATGCTGCGGAACGGGTCAAATTATCTACCCTATATTCTTGGCCTGACGACCAAGAATATATAAAACAATAGTTAGATGATATTAATAACTTAATGCATCAAGAAGTCGTTTCTTCAATAATGCGACATCATCCACACTATTCTGAACCAGCAGAGTAAGATTAGCTATATCACTTTCCAGAGATTGAATCTTCTCTTCCAATTCCTTATTCTTTGCATCCAATAATATATCAATCCTTGCCGATTCAGCATATACCTGCTGACCATTAACCGCCTCAGTACTGTGATTTGAAATATCCCCAGCTGCAACATGTATAATCTTACGTTCATGGCCCGTTTTTCCTACAGAAACAACATTCGGTTTATTAGCAATAGAATCTGCACCTAATGCAACGCTCCCTTGTTCTGTTGCAGAGGAGTGTTGACCAATCGCCACTGCCTGAGCCGCACTGGCAATCACCTTTTGTCCCAAAGCGATAGAAGCCAGGCCATTGGATACAGAATCAGCACCAATCGCAATGGGCCAAACGACTTTCGTATCACCTTGTTTACCCGCAATTTGATTTTGCCCAATGGCAATAGCCGCTTCACTGATTGTTTTAGAATTTCGGGGGGAAGCACCAATTGCGATAGAATGTACTGCCGGTGCTTCTGCATGTCCAAGTACAACTGAATCTTTACCTGTTGTTTGTTCAGCTATATTGGTATTTTCAATAGACAT